ATCTCCAGTCCGTTCTGCTTATCTTCGATTCATGACAGCCAATCATCTTTGCCAGACCGCGCTGTGTAAGCGTTGACAGGTTGATGAGTAAATCTGTTTCTGCGCGATCAATTTCTCGCTGTGTTGGCTTGCTGTAGCTTGCTTGTGCCATTTGTTAATTTTCCTATATTGATATTGAGTTATAGCGGCACACCCAATGGATTTGCCGCTGATGTTTGCTCACCCGGTTAGAGGTGAAAGGCCAGAACTGTTAAAGAGCAATTTGCTTATGCCGCTTGGCGGTAAGCACTTTCTTGATACTTCAGGGCGCCAGCTGTAACGATTTCCAATCGATAGGCGTCTTTCTCTGGGATAACTTCTTTCCACTGAGAGACTGCTGCATCGCTAATGCCTAGTGCTTTAGCAACAGCACGCTGGGTTCCGAAGTGGTCAATAACATCTTTTTTGTACATAGACTCGCTCCGAAATTAAAGAACACTTAAATTATCCACCAAAGGAATCTTAAGTCAAGTTTATTTAAGATGTCTTAACTATGAATACACAACTGATGGGTGAGCGTATTCGCGCTCGCAGAAAAGAACTCAAGATTAGGCAGGCTGCCCTTGGCAAGATGGTTGGCGTGTCTAATGTTGCTATTTCCCAATGGGAGCGATCTGAAACTGAGCCCAATGGCGAAAACCTATTGGCCTTAGCCAAGGCTTTGCAGTGCTCCCCTGATTACCTGTTGAAAGGAGAGGATAGTCTTTCAAACATTGCCTATCACAGCAGGCATGATCCAAGAGGTTCGTATCCTCTAATTAGTTGGGTAAGCGCAGGATGTTGGATGGAAGCTGTAGAGCCATATCATAGGCGTGCAATAGATAACTGGTACGACACAACGGTAGATTGTTCTGAAGACTCTTTTTGGCTCGACGTTAAAGGCGATTCAATGACTGCCCCGGCAGGACTGAGTATTCCTGAGGGGATGATTATTCTCGTCGACCCAGAAGTCGAACCACGTAATGGAAAGTTGGTAGTCGCCAAACTTGAAGGAGAAAACGAGGCGACATTCAAAAAGTTAGTTATTGATGCCGGTAGAAAATTCCTGAAACCACTCAATCCACAATACCCAATGATTGAAATCAATGGGAACTGTAAAATCATTGGCGTTGTCGTTGATGCCAAGCTAGCAAACCTTCCTTAAGGGGCTTTCGCCCCTTTTTTATTTCCCGTTAAAAATCAAAGACAAACTAAATTCACGCCCATAAAATTAAGTTTTCTTCAAAAATGCACTTGACCAATAAATTAAGAAGTCTTAAATTTAAGCCATCAGCAGGACGCTGGAAGCCAAACGGAACAGATTGGCAGGCTCTTTAACATCGACGGACTCTCAACCTAACCGTTGAGACCAGAACTTGAGTGGTTTTGGGGATGGCGCGAATTGCAGCTGCAAGACAGCGATCGAGAAGATAAGCACCTCGACGCGTCATGCGCCAAAGCCACTTAAAGGAGACCATCATGGTAACCATTGTCTGGAAAGAATCCAAAGGTACGGCAAAAAGCCGCTACAAAGCTCGCAGAGCAGAACTTATTGCCGAGCGACGCAGTAATGAAGCACTGGCGCGAAAAATTGCGCTAAAGCTCTCTGGTTGCGTCAGAGCAGACAAAGCAGCATCGCTAGGATGCCTTTGCTGCAAGAAGAAAGAAGAAGTCGTTCGAAAAAATAGAAGTATTTATTACAAAGATTCAAACCCATTAGGAAACAAAATACATGCAGTCCAAAAAATAAAATTGTACAGTAAACTACCGTACGGTGCTTATTGAGTATGCTTATGGTGAAAAAGACTATTTATGTTAATCCTGACCGCGGACAAAACAGAAAAGTATCTGATAGAGGTCTTACATCTCGAGACAGGAGGAGAATAGCGAGATGGGAAAAAAGGATAGCATATGCATTAAAAAACGGTGTAACACCTGGATTTAATGCTATAGATGATGGCCCTGAATATAAGATTAATGAAGACCCAATGGACAAAGTTGACAAAGCATTAGCAACACCATTTCCTCGCGATGTCGAAAAAATTGAAGATGAAAAATATGAGGATGTAATGCACAGAGTTGTTAATCACGCTCACCAACGAAATCCAAATAAAAAATGGTCATAGCCCACTTCGGTGGGTTTTTTATTGTCTGAACAAACCTAATTTACTACCGCAAGCCACGCAGTGAAATGGGTGTGACTTGTGTTGGTCGCCAGAAAATGAAATTAGGCAGCAAACCACTTATTTGAGGTGATATATGGAAGAAGAATTTGAAGAGTTCGAAGAGCATCCGCAGGATGTGATGGAACAATACCAGGATTATCCGTATGACTACGACTATTGATAAAAATCAATGGTGTGGACAATTCAAGCGATGCAATGGATGCAAGCTGCAATCGGAATGCATGGTTAAGCCTGAAGAAATGTTTCCTGTAATGGAGGATGGGAAATATGTCGATAAATGGGCAATACGAACGACGGCAATGATTGCCAGAGAACTTGGTAAACAGAATAACAAGGCTGCCTGATGGTGGCCTTTATTTTTGGCATAAACAACAGAGGCTAACATGGAATTTAAAGGTACTGAAGGTAAGTGGGAAATAATGATGGACGGCGATGAGATTAAAATCATCCAGGCAGACTCTCTTGAAAATGGCACAGGCTGGCGTTCGTATATTGCAATCTGTGAGGAAGTTCAATGCATTGAAGATGCCAATCTAATAGCGGCAGCACCTGACCTTCTCGAAGCACTTCAGTTATTACTTAAGCAAACCAAAAATAGAACAACGACAACATATCAAGAATGGTATGGAGCTGTTAATAAAGGTCTCGCAGCAATCAGAAAAGCTCTTGGGGATAAGTAATGAAAGTAAAAATAACTGCTTCTAATACCAGTTTTGTTAGTGTTGGTGATATTACAGAAGTAATAACAAACCATGATGGAACACAAGTTATGTGGTCTGATTTTTGTAAAAGATATGAGCGAGTCACTTGGTGTAAACTCGTATGGGGCGTCGAATACGAAGAATTACCTGAAATGCATGACGAATAAGCACTGTGTATTCATTCCAACGAGTGAATACACGGAGCAATGTCGCTCGTAACTAAACAGGAGCCGACTTGTTCTGATTATTGGAAATCTTCTTTGCCCTCCTATGTGAGGGCCTTTTTATATGCATACCAATAACGCTTCACTCGAGGCGTTTTCGTTATGCAATCAAACAGAAGGAGCATCCTATGCAACAGTTCGCTATTGCAGGGGCGGCATCGGTTCGCCCTTTCAACCCGATTTTATCGGTACAGCATTCACGAAAAAATATTTTAACCGGAGCAGACTTTAAACAACCAAGAATGAAAAGTTTGCTCGAAAAGCTTTGGGATATTTTGAAACAACAAGGCCGTCCATGAGTTTTACAGATAACTGGTCAGACGAAGAATTCATTCGTCAGATGAAAGAATTAATCGGTAACGAAGGAGATATTCATGTCACTTGCAACCACAGTGAAGGAGAGCAAGTTACAGAGACGCATGTACACGCAGCAGGCGTTAATGTATCGCCAGAAGGGAGATCGTGAAGGTGTTCGCGTATTTTTAAATGCGGCAAAGACTGAAGTATTAAATCAGCGTTATTTCCTTGGGCCATGTCCATTCTGAGGTGAATTATGGATTTGAACAAATTCGATGAGCCATTCAGCCCTGAAGATATCGAATGGCGAATACAGCAAAGCGGTAAAACACGCGATGGCAAGGTGTGGGCTATGGTGCTGGCTTATGTCACGAACAGGGCAATCATGAAACGCCTGGACGATGTTTGCGGCAAAGCAGGATGGCGCAATGAATACCGCGATATTCCCAACAACGGAGGCGTTGAATGCGGCATATCAATCAGGATTGATTCCGAATGGGTAACCAAATGGGATGCTGCTGAAAACACGCAGGTAGAAGCCGTCAAAGGTGGTCGTTCCGGCGCAATGAAGCGCGCTGCCGTTCAGTGGGGAATCGGTCGGTATCTGTATAACCTTGAGGAAGGTTTCGCACAAACATCTCTCGATAAAAAGCAGGGGTGGCACAGGGCAAAACTGAAGGATGGAACAGGATTTTACTGGCTCCCTCCATCGCTGCCGGGATGGGCAATCCCAGCATCAGATAACAAACCATCACCAGAAAATACCAACCAGAAATCTCCATCGGTTGACTGCGAACAAATCCTGAAAGACTTCAGCGATTATGCATCAACAGAAACTGACAAGAAAAAACTCATCGAGCGTTATCAGCGTGACTGGCAATTAATGGCTGGCAACGAGGAGGCGCAGGCTAAATGCGTTCAGGTAATGAACATCAGAGTTAACGAACTAAAACAGGCGGCATAAATGGCAAGCAGAGGCGTAAATAAGGTGATTATCCTTGGTCGGGTAGGACAAGACCCGGAAGTTCGATACTCACCATCAGGAACAGCGTTCGCTAACCTGACAATAGCCACGTCAGAACAATGGCGAGATAAAAATACTGGCGAGCAAAAGGAATTGACTGAATGGCATCGTGTTGCTGTATCCGGGAAACTGGCTGAGGTCGTGGGGCAGTATGTGAAAAAAGGTGATCAGATTTATTTCGAGGGAATGCTGAGAACCAGAAAGTGGAAAGACCAGTCAGGGCAAGACCGTTACACAACCGAGGTTCATGTCGGAATTAATGGCGTGATGCAAATGCTTGGCGGCATTGGCGACAGCAAACAACAAGCAGCCAGCAGGCAATCACAGAAGCCACAGCAGCAATCATCACCAGCACAACACAACGAACCTCCGATGGATTTTGACGACGATATACCCTTTGCACCAGTAACTCTCCCCTTCCCTCGTCACGCTATTCACGCAATTTAATCAGGAGAAAATCATGCCAGCGCCTCTGTATGGTGCGGATGACCCGCGCCGCTGTTCCGGCAATTCCGTATCGGAGGTGCTGGATAAATTCAGAAAAAACTACGATCGAATAATGTCTCTACCGCAGGAAACGAAAGAGGAAAAGGAATTTCGCCACTGTATATGGCTTGCAGAGAAAGAAGAACGCGAGCGAATTTACCAGACATCAATCCGACCATTCCGCAAAGCCACATATACCCACTTCCCTGAATATATCGACCCGCGCCTGCGTAATTACCGCTCACGCTATGGCGCTATCAGTAATGACTGAGGAATTTACCATGAGAGGACTTGCATACAATCCCGGCATTCTTCCGGAAGAAATGATTATTCGCCAACGCGTAAAGCCAATGCCATCGAGAGAGGAATTGCTTAAGAGAAATTCTTCTCCGTCAGTGAATCAAAACAAATATCTGAATGCGATGTGGCGGAGTGGGAAGAAATGAAACGAATGACACTAATTGAGATGGATGGATTTCTGAAAGGTAAATGCATCTCATGTGATTTAAAGGTTAACGAAACAAATGCTGAATATATGGTGCGTAAATTTGCTGAAGCTGAGGCCAAGTGCGCGGCGCTGGCAGCGGAGAATGCGGGGCTGAAGTCTGGCGCTATGGACGAAATCAAGGTTATCAACCGTGGAGGGCAGGCATATTGCGTAAAAGATGGAGTGCAAGTTAATCCCATGTATGCAAGAGGGTGGAATGACTATCGCGCAAAGTTTCTGCAATCAGACACCCCAGCCACCGATGCTTTCCTGGCTGAAGTACGAGCGCAGGGCGTGGATGCTGCTATAGAAGCTGCAAAAAATCTGGTGGCCCAAGAATATGAGTATAAGGATTTCAAAGCGGCGCAGAGTGATTGCTGTATGCACCCTGGTTCAGACCTGGTAGGGAAGGTTGAAATGACTGAGTGGTTAGTTGACTTTGCTTCCCAGCTTCGCAAAGGAGTGCGGTCATGAGCAACATCGATAAACGCGCATTACGTCATAGCGCAGAAAGCATAATCGGCATTCTGGAAAACATTGCCGGGTTCGAACCATCTGATATCGACGGCGACTCTGTAGAGCTCCGCTTTGAAACTGAGGACGGTTTCGATACTGGTTGTGACGTTAGCATTGTTGACCAGTGCCAGAAAACCGCTGATGTAGTTCGGGCGCTGCTGGATGAGCTGGAAAGAAACCAGCAATACATCAAACGCCGCGACCAGGAGAACGAGGATATTGCGCTAACGGTAGGGAAGCTGCGTGTTGAGCTTGAGGAAGCAAAATCAAAACTCAACGAGCAACGCGAGTATTACGAAGGTGTTATCTCGGATGGGAGTAAGCGTATTGCAGAACTGGAAGCACGGGAAATAAAACCAGCCAAAGGTGAAGTTCTTGTCGTTGTTTCTGGTTTTACTGGTTGCGGAAAAAGCGCCATTGCCGGGGAAATAGAAATCGCGATGAAGGCTATTGGTGTACCGGTTCAGTGGACTAATGGCGATGCGGAAAAGCGCATGACAGGAGCTGACTGGCTGACAGCAATTGAGATGTACAAACCAACTGTGCGCATCGTGGAAGTTAATGTGCCACGCGCCGCTGGCATTCGCATCAAAGGAGAGTGAGATGGACAAAAACACACCTGCTTACTGGAGTCTGTCACTTGATACCGAATGCCCCAAATGCGGCCACAATTTCGATCTGCTTTGCGATGCTGATTTCTGGGAATTTTCTGGAGCAAAACAGGCATGTGAAGAAATAAAAGATTACGAAACATGCTGTCCAGAATGTAACCATGAATTTAAAACAGATTTTGTGTATTGAGGCATAACAAATGACCACTATTACCAAAGAGTTCACCAAAGAGCAGTTGATTGAGCAGGCTAAGAAGAATATTGAGGTTCTTCGCGTTGCGGTGGAAAGAGTCCCGGGCGCTTCTGATGCAGCGGTTATTCACCTCAAGCTGGCCGAAATTACGCTGGCATCGCTGGAAGCAAAACCAATAGGTGCTTTCCACATTGCAGAACAGCAGGTCGATGGCACAAGTGACTACATCAAGGATGGGGAATGGCCTATTGATAATGGAATTATTGAGGTCTACGCCACTCCACCCGTTCCAGTAGTACCGGAAGAAAAACCAATGCCTAACCCTCTTAGCATGTACGCGGTTGATGCTGTTGCAGCTATTGCAGAGGTGAGAGGCTGGAACGCCTGCCGCGCCGCAATGCTTCAGGGAAAAGGAAAGTGATATGGCTAACTCGTTACTTGAAACCTGCAACAACTGGCAGATTCAGAGGGCGGAGATTTTATCTCGCAATCCAGATATGGCAATGACAATTGATAATCTGGACATGCTAATTGAACGGACAGTGCGTTCTGCAATTGATATAGCACATCGAGTGGATTGGAATTTCAGAGAAGCGGAGCGACTTGCTAAAGAGCAGGCGAAAGCAGCGAGCAAAGGAGAGTGATGTGCCAACATTGTTCAGAAAGGAATATCCGCGAAGAAGCAGAGCTATAGAACTCTTGTTTCTCATTCTGTTTATCGTGTTGCTGATACCGATATCCCCGTTAATCCTGGTCTGGGTAATTGGAAAAATGGTTGAACCAGTTATTGAGTTATATACCGATGTGATATGGAGTCCATTTAGGAAGCTGCACAATAAAATTAACCCGTACAAGGAAAGCTGATATGACCACCATTACCAATAAGAAACAGTATCCCAGCGAGCAATATCTTAATGAGCTGATCACCAACATGGAGTTTGCTGCAAGGGCACCAGTTGAAGTCGTGAGAGCGATGGCAGCAGAGCTACAGAAGCGGCGAGAAGCTGATGGCGCAGAACCTGTGGCATGGGTAATGGCTGACGACCTTAGAGATAATGCAATTGTATCTACCCCAGCCTATCCATGTCTGGATGATGCGAAAGAGCGAACAATTGGCAGTTTGATTGCTTTGTACGCCGCTCCACCTGTTCCGGTAATACAGGCTGATGTCGCGCAAGCAATTGAAAATCTCAAGCAGAAGTTAGTGGAATGCAATCGCTATAACTACTGCGCAGATGCAGTTAAAGGTGTTGAGGATGCCAGCCGCCTCTTGGCACACCAAAATCAAAATATGTCAGCGCCGATAACGCCGGAGGCCATTGAAAACGCAATTGAATACATCCGTAGTATCGCTTTTCACATCGATGAAGACGATTACCACGGCAAACATATTGCGTATTTCATGCGACAAGCATTGGCCTGGCTGGAAGGGCATTCATGCAGCGACGACAGACTGGGTAAGGCCGACAATCAACCCGCATCTGGTAACCAGGCTGCCGAATCCAATCGCAGTAATGAGTGGACTGGCAATCCTGATATTGATAACGCCATCATCATGCTCGACCGCATAGATACGCTGGAAAGTTGCGATGATGACCGTATTGAGGCGGTTAAGGCTGTTTTGCGTAGAGTGGCTGGCAACTCTCCGGTAACTCCGGATAGTTGGATAAGCTGTAGTGAGCGAATGCCGAACGATAAACAATATGTTTGGTGTTGGGGTAAGTCTTACGGCTGGACTGAGTGCGATACCTTCGAAGGGTATTACGATTGTTCGAGAAACAAATGGTGGGCAGTTACTGACAATGGGGAAGAACCGGCATCGAAAGTAACCCACTGGATGCCGCTGCCAGAACCGCCGCAGGAGGTTAACCGTGGCTAACCTGCAACTTTCCGTCAAAGGTGAATACTTCGATGCCATGAAGTGGCACACTGAATTTGGCCACCTGAACAGAGGTGATATG